ACATTGGCGGCGTAGAGCGCGTCTTGTTTGTCAAGTATCATCAGAAAAATCCCTCTAAGCTTCCTACTTCATCGTTTTTCAGTATCCACTGCAACTTATCAGTTATCACACGAAGGGGTTCAAGAAACGACTTCTCATACTGCTGGTTATAGTCAATTTTGGCCATAATATCAAGTTCCTTTGGAATTGTTGTGATGAAAGAAAATGCACTGGCCTGATAGATATTTGGTTCCTGCATATGAATAAACTTTACCTTATCACCCTCTTGGATATAGGGATACTTGTTACCCAGTTTGTTTTTCTCCACCAGATGGTTATATAGGATGGCTCCCTTGACATGGATAGGAGTCCCCTTCAAGAACAAACGGTCTGTACCACGAAACTTCTTCACACCATTACATGAACGGGGATAGGCAATATCTTCTGGTGGCAAGGCCATAAATTCCTCACGAAAATCTTGTATGAACGTATTCAACATCTCCTCATCACCGTCCATAATGATCTTGAGTGCTTCCTTCAACTTCTCACGGCACGGTGCAGGAGTACTGCTTTTAACCGCTTCGATGCCCATGACCTTGAGTTTGGGTTCCTTGTATCGCACACCTTCCATATCATACAGGTTTAGAATGTATCGCTTCTTGGCAGTCCATATTCCCTTGTCAGCGATGGCCTCACGTCCCATCTCCATCTTCTGGTCATATGCGTTGGTTACTTTGGCAAGAGCTTGATAAGACTCATCAATAAAAGGTTCCAACTTCTCTTTTGCAACCTTATCCAAGAAATTGACAATAGTGTTAGTGTCTGTTCCCTCTTTGAACACGCTATTAACAAGTTTGTCAAAAGTAATGTATACGCTATCTGTATCGCTTGCAATAACGTAGTCCATGTCCTTCGTTTCCAAGATTTTGTTAAGATAAATGTTGAGACTTTTTTCAATCCAACGAATAGACAATTGACCAGATGTAGTAATTGCAGTGGCAACCAACAGATCAAAATAACGAAACCAATTGTTCCCAATAGCACCATATGCACTGTTGAGAGAAATCTTCTTCGCCATTTGGATGTTGTTGTAGCGGGCAATGTCATTAAGTAGAAATTTCTCCCCAGTGTTTTCATACTCCTGCTGAGCGTCGAGCATCCGTCTTTTATATTTGACACGATCATTGTATATACCTTCCATTAATTGTGGCAGAAATCCACGAACATCCTTGCGAAAGAATGCACCATTTGGTGTCATACAATACTCAGTGTCATTGCTGACCTTGCCATCTAGTATTTTATCAACCATACCTTCTACAGGCTTGATACCGCCATTCACCAATGTCTCAGGTGAAATGTTGTATTGCATGATAAGGTGAGGATACAGCGAGTTCAAGTCAAATGACATGACCCAGTTGTGCATACCCACAAGTGGGTCTTTCACATAAGCACCTTCGAATTTCTCAACCTTCTTGTGATCTTTCTTCTGAGGAATCACGATGTTCCTCTCACGCAGATAATTATAGATGAGAATGTCCCAATACCGCACCGTTCCCAGCACATCAGTGAAGTTGACCTTTGCGTCATACGCCATCGTCAGCGTAAGCTCCATCAATTTCAACTTGTCTTCCAGATTATCAACAATCTCCACGTCTTGAATGTTGTATTCGATGAACGATTGATAGTCCTTGGTATACCACTCACGAAATGTCTCGTATGGATTACCGTCCTTACGTTCACCCAGTTCCACAGACGCAATGTGGTCCAGAGTGTATCGTTCCTGATTGGAGTATGTAAATTTACGATACAGGTCAAGATAATCAAGGGCAGCAATACCGTCAAGAGTATATGCCTGATGGTTACGTCCCATTTTATATACTTCACGGCCGAACACGTTCTTCCAAGGAGACAGACGTTTTGTCTCTTCCTCATCGAAGACGTTACGAATACGATTGACAAGATAGGGAATATCAAAAAACTCAGTGTTCCAGCCAGTCAAGATATCCGGCGTATTGTTCTCCCAGAATGATAGGAACTCCTTGAACAGATGCACTTCACTCTCGCACTGAATATATTCTACATCATTGCGAGTAGTTGTGAACTCTCCAATTCCCCAGACATTAATGAAACCCGTTTGAAAGTTCTTAATAGTGATGGACAGCATAGGTTCTGCTGCATCTTCTGGTTTAGGAAATCCGTTCTCACACTCTACCTCAATATCGATGGTGTACATAATCATCTGATTCAAGTCCCAATCAACGCGATCAGGATACTCATCAGCAATCCAGCAATAGGGATATTGTGTGTTACCAAAAACTAGGTTTTGATTTTCACTATTAGCAATCCACTGTTTGGCTTCCTTGATAGAGTCATGAGTTTTGGGAACAACACTTCGGCCGTCCAAAGTTTTGTAGCCAGTCTCCTCACGGGTCTGAGCTAAATCGAATAACGTGGGTTGATACTTGACTCTGCGAGTTATGCGTTCGCCATCTCTGACCTCACGGACAAGAATAGAGTTACCGTATTGTAACACGTTTGTGTAAAAATTCATATGAAGACTATATCACAGATTTCAAGATTTGGCAAGGGCATTTGATCCCTCTACGTCAAATACAAGGTTTATCTTGGGAATAGTACCGTTATTATGTGATTTGTGTGGTCTTTTGTTGTTGAACCACCATACCTCACCCTTGGAAAAGGTCTTTGTTACAGGTTGGGTCATGGACAGAACAGGGTATTCGTATAGTCTATCCTCTTCCTCATAATCTACTGTGTACTCAAATGATCCATCAATTATCACATGAAATCTTTCTTTTTTGTAGTAGAAAATCACTTTCCTGCCGGAAGATCGATCACCATATAACTTATACGGAGCATTCGGTCCAAATTTATCAGGTTGTGCATCTAGGTGAATACCTACACTAATGCCGGGTGGAGTGCGAAAATAGTGTGCTCTTGCGTATTTTCCTCCGTATGTGTTTGCAAACCATACCAGTGTTTTCATTGCTTCTGGATACATGAACATTAAGTTTGTAGGTCGAAATCCGGGCAAGCACAGGTCATCCAACGGTGTTTTCATCTCACATGGGCTGTATTCGATACTTTTGTCACCACCATTATATTTTTCTACATGGCGTATAAGAGTTTGAACTTCTGATCCTATCCACTGCTTTCCACGTCCGTATCCGGTCGAGCGCGTCCGACCTGCTGGTTCCCATACATTATGATCTATCTCATCAGCCATAGATTGTACTTCTATTTCTGTTATCTTTTTCATCATGAGAACTGCAACCTACCTGTCTCTAGCTGTTCTTCTATCTGGTCAGAGAGTATATCACCCATGAGGTCTACGAATGACTTGTTCTTAAATTCATCCCATTCTCTACCAGCATTATCCAGTATCTCGAATTCCCAGGCCAGTTTTGGGGGATCATTCAGTAGACTTATCTGTGGAACTCTCACAGAGGTATATCCCCATGCAACGTCCTTATATTCACCCTCTAGCATCACCACAGCGGGGTGGTCATACCCATCTTTTGTTATAAAGGCATATTGGTCCTCATTAATTCTTTTCATCGCCACACCCTCTCTAATACGTTGTATTCGTCTATTTTCTGTTCTTCATATCTATCTGGTGTGATCTTCCACCACACTATGCCGATTGATACTCTATTACCCTCGTATGGCGCAACCCTGTGCGTCATGAATGCATCAAAGTATACGAGTCGATTAGGAATGGGCTCAACTGGTACACCCATTGTCCAATCCACAGGTATACCCGGCCCACCGAATTCTAGATGCCCACCGCTGTCCGGTGACCTCATATAGTATATGAACGTGTGCTCAGGCAGGTTATTGATTGGATACTTGTCGTTATAGGACAATATATCGTTATGCCACACAGGGTCAACAGGACGCACGTTATACCATGCGGTTGCACCCAGCGCGGGGTCAGATAGGTAATTGTATGTCGAATGCACCAGCTTTGTCAGTGCATTGGTTTCCGGGTCTGATTTAGCACCAATCCAGTGTACCTTTGCATACTCTATGTGCAGGCTGTTCAGTGCGTTCACATCATCCTGTGGTAGATAATCATCAATCAGCTTCATCCTCTATAATACCTCTCTGGCCTATTGTCAACCCATTTCTTCGGGCCCTCCATCCAATACGCTTCATTTACGCTTGCATTCCACCACCCAGCGACAAGTGCAGTGCCTATAGTATATCCGCCTTCTTCTCTCAGGTGTATATACCACTTATACCATAATGCGGTCATCCTATCGTGTATCCGTTAGCCTTCATCCATACTGCCCATACGAGGAACATCGATGTAAATACCAGCATCGCCCACACATACCAAGGGTTATTCATACTTGCCACCCTTCGCCAAATTCTGTCTTGTCAAATGTGGGCGCCTCGAAATCGTCCACCTCTTCTGTCTGATTACTATCCGCAAGTCCACTCTGTTGGCTCTCATCTAGGTCCATCAGTCGCATCTTTGCACGGTCTATTCCAATGACAAAGCGTTTGTTGGTAGTGGGATCATTGTATCGATTCTTCAGCTGTTTGACTGCGATTTGATTAACCGCGTCAAGCTCCTCATTAGAAATGAGTGCGAACATGAAATCAGCCGTAGCTGGTAGACCAAAAGACTCACTGGTATCTTCAAGACCCACATCAGAGTTTGAGAACCCGCTTCTTGTTGTTTGCGTAGCTGACATAATTGGGACGTTAGTTTCAACCGCGAGGCCTCTAAGCTCTTCAGCAATCGATTTGATGTACATATAAGAGTTGACATTTGCTGCTCCTTTAAATCGTGATGATGCACAGATATTCAGATAGTCAATGAAGATGATATCTGGTTTGAAACTCTTCTTGATCGCCAGTTCCTTTATCAACCCGCGAAAATGTGCGCTATGTGCGGATGCAGTGGGATATTCCTTGATCACCAGCTGTCCATTAGTCTCTCGAATGATCTTTTCTATCTTAGTATCATACATTGTCTTAGGTAAATCGTGCAAGTCTTCCATCGACACGTTCATCAGGTTTGCATCAATACGTTCAGCGATGCGTTCTTCTGCCATCTCTAGAGTGATATATAGGACGTTCTTACCTTGGTTCATACAGTTGGCAGCCATATGACACATGAACAGGGATTTACCCACACCAGTACCCGCAAGTGCGATGTTCAGTGTCTTAGGTGGCAGTCCACCCTTGGTAATACGATTGAAGAATTCCAGATCAAATGGAATCTTCTGCTCTACTGTATGGTAGTACTCAAATCGGGCGTCTGCGTCCAACAGGTAATCATGGCCAACAGAATTATCGAAACCCACAGCCAAGGCATCTGTGAGAATGCTTGGGATAGCGTCTGGACCTCTCTCTTTATCCTTACCATCAATGATTTGTATGCCTTCAACAATAGCATTATATACCGCCTTATCTTTGCAGAACTTCTCGGTGGTTTCAACCAACCAATCAAAGTTCACGTCTTTGTCGTTCTTTAGTTCTTTAACTACATCCAGCACACGCCGAATGTCACTCTCGTTCAAGTCCCGCCTTGTGTCAATCTCAATCTCAAGAGTTGACTTAGTAGGCAGGGCATTGTATTTCTCTACAAACTTCTGTATCTCTTCAAATACGATGCGCTCAGTGCGATCACCAAAATACTCCCCTCGTATAAAGGGAAGCACCTTACGCGCATACTGCTCATTACCTACCAGCTCTGATAGGGTCGTTCTCTCAATTGTCTGCATATATAAATCTCTTTAATTCAGTCTGTTCGCTTGTCTCAACAGATATGCTAGGACATTATCCCAGAACTGTTTACCCCAACATGAGCCGACATTTTGCCGTGCTGTCATAGCACAACCAATTCGCCGGTTGATCTCATCTACTTCTGATTCTATCATCGTACTTCTTCACCATCTAGGGTAGTCCAACCCGTCATTCCACACACATACTTATCCTTACCGACAAGCACCATATCACCAACGCTTGTGCTGCGACACGTCTTTTCGGGAGCAATATACACCACACCTTCATTCCGCCACCATGCCTCGGTAATCGTGTTGGTCTTGACAAATGCAATCTCCAACTTCTTCCGTA